GTAATATTCACTGGATTGCAGCAATAATCACGTTATTTGCCAAGTATCTGGTCGATTGCAAGGATAAATGGGGTCACATTGCCCATGTAGTAAGTGAACTCCTGTGGATATACGTGGCATTACAGACGAAAATATACGGTTTACTGTTAATAGCCATACCTACAATTTTACTTAGTCTGTATAACTTCTGGAAATGGAGCAGGAAATGAACTGGCTAACTCAGTTACTGGACCGATTGTTATGCTGGATACCGAGAATTTGGCTTGTATCTCCGGATGAAGGTGGTGTGCGAGTAACTCTGGGGAATCGAGTGCATCTTACTTCATCTGGTTGGTATGTTTACTGGCCCTTGATTCAAGAGATGACGAAAATAACTGTAACGCCGCAGGTTGTAGATCTTCGTGTGCAGAGTGTGTTGACGAAAGATAGCCGGGATATGTGTTTTGGCGGAGCGATTATGTACCGAATTCGTGATGCACAGAATGCGTTATTGAAAGTGCAGGATTATGATAAAAGTTTACAGACCCTCGCTCTGGGAATTATAAGCCGATATATTAGTAAGGTAGAATCAATTGAACAATTAAATATATCGCAGATTGAAGCCGAGATACTTGAAGGCGTGAAGAAGGACGCACGTGGATGGGGGCTGGAAATAATGCGTGTATATATCACTGATCTGGGTACAACGAAGAATATCAGATTACTTACCGATCAATCAATTACAGGAGTGCAAACCTATGACTATGCCGCTGCAGGAAATTCATCAGGTTTATAATGCGTTAAAGATAAAGGACATGTCCAGAGAAGCATTTGTAAAGCAGGTGCAGGATCTGACGAGTCAGAGTGGCGTACAGCGAGATCTCGGAGTGATAATGGGTCGGAAACGGGCAGAAGCAAGGAATAAGATGAATATTGACAGGGCGATTGAAAATGGCCGAGGGTGAAAAATATATAGAATTTTTATGTGCTTGTAATAAGAAACCTTGCGAGGGAGCCTGTCGGAAAGAACACCTGTATCGTAAAAGGAAGGACCTTGAAATATGCCCCGCAGCTTACGAGCAGAAACTGAGAAAATGAAAAAACTTATAGAGGATATGCGAGTTCAATTACTTTATATGCAGTTTGATTTAGAAGCTACACGTAGGGAAAGAGAATATTTTAAAAGACTACTTCAGGAGAAAAAATAATGGATAGTGGGTATCAAATTGATAATAGTGGTAATAGAGTGGGTGCTGGAGTGCAGGCCATAAATCCTGTGGCTGCATCAGGACAGACAGTAGCAACTGGTACAGCCGGTGATGATAAGACGTTTACAGTTGTGGGTGGTGCAAGATACGTATTAGTTGGAATGGGTACAGGAATTTTAGCAAGCATAACTGGTGTAACATCTACGGCAGCTAATATAGAGTGGTTTGCTGGTGCAAATGTTCCTATGGTTGTTAAGATACCAGAAGGTAAAACGACTTTATATCTTGAAGGTGATACGAGTACAAAGAATGTACATCTGGCACGGCTTGCTGATTAAAAAGGATTAAAATGAGTAAAGATCCGAAGAAATGGCTCATAGCAGTAGCTATAGCTGTGATATTCGCTGCATGTTTTCCAACAATATACAATAGACCTAAACCAGAACCTGTAACTTATCAGGTTAATTTAGTTTCTCTGATTCGGACCGTTGACCCATCAGTTGTATATGTGGAAGCTGTAGATGAGTATGGCGACCGTCTTTGGTCTGGATCAGGAGTGATAATTTCTTCTGATGGATTAGTTCTTACAGCCGGGCATGTAATTGACGGGGCTGTGGCATTTAAAGTTATATTACCCGATGGTCAAGAATTCTGGAGTAATAAGAGTTATTTATCTAATATAACAGATGTCGGCCTAATCCAGATTGATGCAGAAAAACTACCATTTTCCCATATAGGAAATTCAGATAATTTACGCAAGGGTGAAGAAGTTTTTATAATTGGCTCCCCGCTTGGTTTTAATTTATTTAATACAGTAACTGCTGGAATTATATCTGGATTAAAACGTGATATTGATTTTTTTGGTGAGAAATTAATGATTCAAAGTGATTCTGCTTCGTTTTCAGGGAATTCAGGTGGTCCTGTATATAATATGCAAGGTCGTGTGGTCGGAGTTTTAGTTGGCGGGTATGGTTATTACGATAATATTAGCTTGGTAATTCCTTCTAATATTTGTCGACTTGTGGTAAATATTTATAAAGCAGAAAGAGAATTAGAAAATGCCAGCTAAAAGGCATAAATAGAATGCCACAGAATTATTCATAAGTGGAAAATAAGGAAGGCAGGGTAAAACCATTCCTGCAAAATCGAAAGCTCAACAGCAAGCGGCTGGAATAGCTCTTGCTGTGAAAAAAGGTAAACTCCCAGCATCTAAACTTAAAGGCGCGTCAAAACAAATGGCAAAAATGGGTACGAAAAATTTAAAACATTTTGCTGAGACAAAACGTAAAGGGTTGGTTAAGAAGGTTCAGAAAAAGTTGGACAAAACGTTCAGAAAGAAATAATGGCTAAGAAAAAACCTTTAAAAATTAAAAAAGCTGGTCAGTTGTTAAGTCAGTTTATACGTAGTATTGCTCTTGAAGAAACCGAACTTATAAAAGGTGCTGATGGCGAAGATCAAATGGCTTCTAAAGCTGAGGCTTTGGCCCGTCTGATGTGGCAGCGTGCGTTGGGTTATGTGGAACAAAGAATTGAAAAAGGTGGATTAGTAGATATTACCCATCCACCTGATAAAGTATTGATGAGTATGATTTTTGATCGGATGGAAGGTAGAGCACCGTTGATGAATCCAGAAAAAGGAAATAAACGGACGATTGCAGATAGAGTTTCAGAACAAGGAAAGAAACGATTAAATAAATTAGCAAAGAGTTCTTTGAAAAGTTAATATGGGTAATATAGCGATTGAAGAACAGATCAAGCCAAAGTTACGGGAGCCTTTTCCTGGTACTCCACGATTTTGGGAGGATCCAAAAACCGGGATATTAGTACCAAAACAGGAAACTGAAAATTTTCAGTGGCGAAAGAAACTTTTACAAGAGGCCGAAAATGATATAATTCTCCAAAATGATTTGATGGCAGCTTGTAAACAATCTTTGCTTTTTTGGATTAATGCTTTTGTGATGACTTTTCACCAATTCGATGTGTGCCCGGAGACGGGAAAACGTATTGAAGCTGTGAATGCACACACGGCATTTATTACGTGGGAAGTCCAGGATGATCTTTTTGGTCAATTTGAAAAATCTCTTGAAACCGGTAAAGATATTCTGATTAATAAGACACGTGACATGGGAGCAAGTTGGTGTTGTCTGGCATATTTACATTGGCTCTGGTTATTTAGACCAGATAGTCAATTACTTGAAATGTCACGTACTGAGGATTATGTAGATAAAGCCGGTAATATGAAGGCTTTATTTCAACGGCATGATTATATCAATAACTGGTTGCCAGAATGGATGCTTCCTCCACAATGTCACTATGGAGAAAAGAATCGTACTAAAATGCACTTACTTAATGTGGAGAATGGTTCTTGCATAGATGGTGAATCAACGACAGAACATGCCGCATCAGGTGATAGACGATTAATTGGTTTACTTGATGAGTTCGCTAAAGTTGAAAACGGAAAATTAATGCGTAGTGCTACAAGAGATGCTTGTTATATGCGTATTGTAAATTCAACTGTAGCCGGGCCTGGTACTGAATATAGTATGTGGAAAAATTCAAAACAGATAAAGGTTTTTCCATTAATGTTTTGGGATCATCCGGATAAAGGTAAGGGGCGTTATGTACGAAAACATCCGGTGACGGGTATTTGGGAAATTCGTTCTCCCTGGTTTGATGAGGAGGAAAAAGTTAGATCTCCACAAGAAATGGCAAGAGAAATTTTAGCCCAAGATGTTGAATCTGGATCACAATTTTTTACTCCTGGTAATGCTGATAGACATATTGCTTTTTTCGCCTGTGAACCTAAGACCAGATGGAACGTAGATTTCAAAAAAGGTGTTGCAAATGATCAGATCCCAAAAATAATTCGTAGTAGGGTTTTATCAAAAGTAAAATTTAATCGTGATAAAAATGGTCCATTACGAGTGTGGACTAATTTACTTATGGGTCGTCCTGATCAGTCTAAGAATTATATTTTTGGTATTGATCTTAGCAAAGGAATGGGGGCGTCAAATTCTGTTATTTCAATCAAATGTAAAGAGACGGGTGAGAAAATTGCAGAGTGGCGTGATGCGAATACTCCGCCGTATGAAATGGCCAGGATTGTTACCGCAATAGCTCTCTGGTGCGGTGGCCGAGGAGATAAAAAACTTCCGTTTTTGAAATGGGAGATGAATGGTCCTGGATGGGATTTTGGTCGTTTAATTGTTAAAGAATTCCATTATCCCTATTATTATAGAGATCATCAACCAGGACAAATCCGGAATAAGAAATTAAAGAAATATGGGTGGCATGCAAATTCATCATCTAAAAAAGAATTATTGTTATTATATGATAGATTATTAGCTCATGGCGGATATATTAATCATTCAAAATGGGGACTTGAAGAATGTAATATATATGTTTGGTATGATGATGGTGGAATTGGACCGGCATATTTAGTTAAAGAAAGTCAGGCAGCAAAGAAAACTCATGGTGATGTTGTTATTGCTGATGCTTTGACACTTGAAGATAAAGAGATTCCTAAAATGAAATTTAAAAGCCCAAATGCTCCAGAAGGGTCATTTGCCCGCAGGCGAAAAATGGCATTAGAGAAGAAAAGAAAGAAAACAGGTTGGAAACAATCGTTTGATTTCGGTGTATAGAAATGGCAACTAAAGAACAGTGTAAAAAGTGTGTTCACAGAAAGAAAAAAGATTGCCCGATATTAAAAGTCCTACATGAAAAAGGTGTTAAGGGTGAAAATATATTGCGGGCAAAATGTATAAGTTATAAAGATAAAAGATGAGAGAATTGAGAGTTGAATCAGAATATCCCCGTAAAATTGCCTTAGTCGTTAAGAACGGATTCCAAAGGTTAAGACGATATAGACGAGCAAGGGCCATGTTTATTAAGCAGTATGTAGGCCAGTATTACGCATCCTCAAAAGGTATAACCGGAGATGAACCCATAAATCTGATTTTTCATGCTATACGTACCCTGGTCCCGAATCTTGTAATGAAAAATCCGATTACTAAGGTGACAACTGAAGATGTGAATCAAGAGGATTATGCGTATCTACTTGGCCTTGCCCTCGATTCTATAGACAAGAAAATCAAATTAAAAGAAATTTTACGTGGTGGAATAGTCGCTGCACTGTTTGCGATGGGGATCTTTAAAACCGGCATTGCGGCCAGTGGACAAGTAATTACATGGGGTGATCTCCAGATAGATCCTGGTCAGGTTTACAGTGATCTTGTAGATCTTGATGATTTTGTAATTGATCCTTCATGCAGGGCTTTCGATAAGGCGGCGTTTCTGGGTGATCGAAATAGGGTTCCACGTCAATTATTACTGGATGATAATAATTGTGATCATGATTTGGTTATGAGATTACCACGATCTACACATCCGGATGCCAAAAATAAAATTGAAAAATTAACACAATCAAATCTTAGTAATATTGAAATGTTTGAATTACAGGATTTTGTTGATGTAGTGGAATTATTTGTTCCAGAAGCTAATGTAAGTCTATTAATTCCTGATCCAAATGTTATTATATTTGATGATTATATAAGGGGCGTTGACTTTTATGGCCCAAGTGAAGGACCATATACTACGATGTCACTAACTCCACCGGTTCCCGGAAACCCATATCCAGTGGCTCCTGTAGGTATTTGGCATGACCTACATGTGATGGCTAATAAATCAATGGTAAAAAGTATGGAACAATCTAATCGTCAAAAGGACATTGGTATATATGATCCTGCTGGAGCGGATGAAGCTGAAGATATTCGTACAGCAAGAGATGGTGACATGATTGCTGGTAATCCGGATTCAGTGAAAGTTGCATCATTCGGTGGGCAAAATCGTGATAACGCATCCATGCTAAGTCAGATGCAGATTTGGTTTAATTATATGTCCGGAAATCCAGATCAAATGGCCGGATTAAAATCAGATGCACGAACAGCTACACAAGCCCAGTTGCTTCAGGCGAATGCGAATGTTACAGTAGAGGACATGCGTGATATAATTTATGATATTGCTGCTGAGCTTAATAAGAAAATGGCCTGGTATTTGCATACTGATCCATTGATTGATTTACCATTAACAAAACGCCGAGCCGGTGGTAGACAGATACAACTACGATTAACACCGGAACAGCGTAGCGGTGATTTTCTTAATTTTGCATTTAATCTTAAAGCCAGGTCAATGTCACGGCTTGACCCTACTATAAAATCTAAACGTATGATGGAATTTGCCACTAATGTGATTCCGGGTGTTATGACATCCGGGCAAATAGCTACGCAAATGGGCGTGGCACTTAATGTAGTAAGGGTACTTACAGATCTTGCTGAAGAACTCGATATTACAGAGACAGCTAAGGATTGGTTCCAAGATCCCGAATTTATGAATCGTATTAAATTAATGATGGCTATGGGACCACAAAATGCTGGTAAAGCTGGAATGGGGTCGTCACAGGGTATACAACAACAAGGTGGTTATCCTGGACAAAGGTCAGTTTCAAGCTCACAGAAAGAACAGAATCAAAGTTTTCAAATGGGAGCTAATGAATCGCAATCGGCTAATCAAGGGGTTTATTAATGAGAGGAGAAATAAAAGCAATGACTGAAAAAAAAATTAATGGGTTTGATGAGTGGGAAATTAAGAATGCTCTTGATACTCTTATTCAAGCTAAAGAAATTATGAAGGACGCTAAAAAAGTGAAAGCAGTCCAACAGTTAATAACTGATAAGGCTAAAGCTACTAATGAGGTAGCACGTGAACTTAAAGTTTCTAAGAAATTAAAAAAGGTGCTCGGATGAGTGTAGTAAGATCACGATATGTAGAAGAACTTGAAGGAAAAATGGCAAAGGGTGAACCTTTTGAAAAAGCCCATAAAAAAGCTGTTAAAAAAACTGCGGTGAAATCAACAAGAAAAAGGTCTGACCGGGATGAGGATATAATAAAGAGAGTGGCCCGTAAGTTGTATGAAGTTTTTTATGGCTCAAAAGCCTATGCTAAAAAGAAATTTAAACCGAGTGGGAAAAGAAAATAAAATGGTGACACATAGATTTATTTGTAATAGATGTAAGATATTTATTGAGGACACTACTACAAAGGGTATTCATAAGTGCCCAGAATGTGGTGGGGATGCGGCTTTAGATTGTAAAATTGCTATTCATGGCAATTATAAGCATCCAATACATTCTGATGCCCTGGCGATTAGTCCGACCCAAATAGCCGAGCATGAAAAATTATTTCCAAATATTAGGTTAGATAAAGCATGTCGTCCAATATTTGAAAAATTTTCTGATCACGAAGCGTATATGAAAAAGTGTGGGATTGTTAAGCATCGGCAAAGGATAAAGTCTAAGGGGAAAAGAATAGCATGAAACATTGTGGTTGTTGTAAAATCTGGAAAAAAGAAATCGAATTTTCAAAAGATAAATCTGCGTCAGATGGTTTAGATAGAGTGTGTAGGAAATGTAGAAGTAAAAAAGCAAAAATATATCGAAAGAAACATCCTGAAAAAATAAAAGCGATTAATAGAAAGAATTATTTAAAAAATAGAGTGGCCCGTATTGAATATTCAAGAAAATATGGGTATGAATTACATTTAAATAGAATATATAACATTTCCTTAGAAACTTATGATCAGATGTTTAAGGATCAAAATGGTAATTGTGCAATATGTGGATTGCCGCAATTGATGAAACGGTTGGCAGTAGATCATGATCATAAGACAGGTAAAATTCGAGGATTACTTTGTACTAATTGTAATACAAAACTTCGAGTAATAGAAGATAATGAATTTGTTGAAAAAGCAGAGATATATCTTAAAGCAACTGTTAAATTATAACACTTACCCTTTAGGAGAGTAATATGCCAGAAGAGAAAGAACCAACGCAATCGTTAAAAGACGTGGCAAATGCTGTTGAAGATGAAAACGTGGTAGCTGCTGTTCAAAAACGGTTAAATGAAACTCTTGGTGATGTTTCGGCAGAAGATCTTAAAGATGAAGGAGTCTCTACCCCTGATGATAAGAAAAATCAGGCAGATAATTCTGAATCTAAAGATGATTCTACCCCGGACGACAAACCAGAGGATAAAGAGGACAAGGAAGATACTGGGGACACGGATGGGGATGAGATCAAGGATGCCCCCTCAGAGTCTGATGATAAGACTGATGATAAGACTGATGGTAAAACTGATGATAAAACTGAGAAGAAGTTTGAATTACCTGATGCTTTTCATCGGGCTGCAGAACATGATGGATGGAAGCCCGAAGATATAAAAGGATTTTTCGAGGCTGATCCGGAACGAGCATTGGTAACTTTTCAGAATATTTATAACAGCATGAATAGGGCATCCAGGGATTTTGCTAATCTTGGTCGTATTAAAGCGGAGCAAACAAGGCAACAAGTAGAAGATACAGCTAAAGCAGATGATAAGGTTGAGATTAAAGATTTTGTTGATGTTGAAAAACTGAAAGAGGAATACGGGGATAATCCATTAATTAATGTAGTTGAACCGTTGAATGATGCTCTTAAACAGATCACTCAAGAAGTAAAATCTTTAAAATCACAAAAAAGTTCTTCTGCTGCTGATATTGCATTTGCTAAATCAGATCAGGAAGCAGCTACAGCACGTGCTGATGCAACTGCTAAGCAGGCAGATATGAAATTGATTGAACAATTTTTTACTGCTGAGGATATGAAATCTTATAAGGATTTTTATGGTACGATAAGAATGGGTCAGATTTTTCAGGATTTACAACCGGGACAACAGAAGAACCGTTATGAGGTTTTACAGACTGCTGATCAAATGATTGCTGGAAATGCTATGCAGGGAAATGAACTTTCTGTTCCAGATGCTCTTTTGCGTGCCCATTTGCTCGTAACGGAATCGATTCGTGAGAAGGTTATCAGGGAAGAAATAAAATCTTCTTTAACTAAACGTAATAAAGGTTTAACATTGCGACCTTCTGCTGGTAAGAAATCGGTTGCTGCTGTTAGTGAAGGTGGTAAACCAAAAGACAAGGCGGAAGTAATCGCACGTGCCCAACGGAATTTAGCAAAGACGTTTGGCACTTAAAAGGAAGGTGAAATATGAGCGTAAAGAACGCTGATCTTATTGATCTAATCGCAACTACGCTTCCCGATCTTCCAGAACAGTATTTTGAAGTTACATGGGATAATACTGATTATGAGTTCTGTCGTATTTATCAGACAGAACGAATGGAAGTCGATGGCGGAACGAACATTCAACGTAAGGTTATGTTCGATGATAATGGAAATGCGAGTTATTGCAGATTATTTGATGTTGATCAACCAAATATTCCCGATGTGATGGATACGATTACAGTGCCCTGGACCCAGTTGAAAACACATTACTCTTGGGATAAGCTGGAGATTATTCGTAATAAAGCCTCCGCTAAGGGTTTTATTCGTTTACTTGAAACTCGCAGAGTAGCTGGTTTGTGGAGTTTGGCGAAATTAATTGAGAATTATGCCTGGAAATCTCCAAGAAATGCTACTGATGATCTGTATCCGTATGGTGTTCCGTATTACATTAACCATTTAAATAGGGGAATAACTGCTGCTGATTTTAGTGGTCAAACAATTCGTTATCAAAATGGTAGTACGGGAACTGTTTGTGCTGGTATCGAAGCTGGTTCTACTGGTGAGGCTAAATGGCGTAGCTATGCTGGTACTTATAGTAATGTAGATAATGGTTTATTGAAAACTTTCCGTAAAGCATTTTTGGTTACGCAGTTTAAAGCTCCGTTATTTATTAACGATCCGGCACAGAAACGTAATGCAGCTAAGAGAATCTATTGTGATGCTGATACTGCCGTTGCTTTGCAGGATCTTGCTGATGCAAAAGATGACAAGCATACAGGGAAAGAAGTTCTTGGCAATATCCGAATGGATGATGGTGCTTTGGTATTAATTAATCGTTTGCCGGTTGTGTATATTAATCAACTGGATGGTTATACAGATCCAGAGACTGATGAAGCAACCGCACCGATTTATTGTATCAACTTCGAGAAGTTTATCCCGTATGTCCAGGATGGTTATTGGATGGAAGAAACTGAACCGATAAGCGGTGGAGTTACACAGCATACCGTGTTTACAGTCTTTCTGGATGGATCCCATAATAATTTGTGCGTGAATCGTAGGACTTGTGGCTTTGTGATTCATAAAGCTATTAGTGCTGCCTAATATTAATTTTATTCAAGGGGCCAGGCAATCTGGCCTTTTGGCCCCTTTTTGGAGAAAAAGAAAATGGCAAGAGGAAAAGCAAAGTCAACCCTGTTAGGTATTCAGGGCGTAGTTGGTCATAAAGATGCTCCCGATTGGAGTTTTCTTTATGAGGCTTCTACAATTAAAAGTCCCAAATGGGAAGTTGGCGATAGAGTAGTAACACCTGACGGTCGTGCATTTAGGTACTCAAAGTGTGGAGCTACACTTGAAAGTATGAAGTATTTTGTTTTCAGTTACAACCAATTAATAGCTGAAAAAAGTGACCCAGATGCCAGTGTAGGTGCGGCTGCTGTTGGCGACAAATACCTTACTATGACGTGTACTAAAGAGGAGATAGGTGCCAATAGAGACGGGATTATAGCTAAGAATGAACTTCGTGGTGGGTATATTTCAATATACGGTAGTAGTTCTGGAGATAGACAACAACGTGGGATTATAGGGAATACTGCCCTTGCTGCTGCTGGCACTTCGTTTATAATCTATCTCGATGCAGCTATAAAAGTTGCTATAACTGCTGGTGCACAATGCGAGATTCTTGGAAATCCATATAGTGATGTTCGTAGAACCTCTGGTGGATACGTTTCTGCACTTGGAGCACCTTGTGTAAAAGCAACTACTGGCCAATATTTTTGGATTCAGACTTGGGGCATTTGTCGTATTACGCCAGATAGTGACGCACATCATGGTCATGGCAATAACCAACGTTCTTTTTATGTTGACCAATATGGTTTATCACAGATGCCAGCAGCTTATGATGCCGCTAAACAAAATCGACAATATGTTGGTTTTGTTGTAGAACGTAGTGGTAGTGCTTTTGGTGACTGTGCACCATTCGTAAATTTGCAGATTAATCCGTAATTCGTATTTTTTACCCGGTCCCGCTCCTTTTATTTTAAAGGAAACTGATGAAAACCAGAATTTGTTCAAAATGTAAAAAAGAATTGCCGTTGACTTTTGATTATTTCTTTAGAAGCAAACGTGAAAAAGGTGGTTTTATATATTCTTGCAAAAAATGTAGTTATAGGCGCAAGAAAAAATATAGAAGGTCTGAACAATCAAGAATTATCCATAAAGAATATAATAAAAAATATCGGCAATCTTTACATGGTAGTAGAGTAAGACAAGAGGGTAGATTGAAATATAAGCACGGTTTAACTCTTGAACAATACGACCAGATGTTTGAACAGCAAGATGGTTTATGTGCAGTTTGTAGAAATATAAATGGAGACGGTCGAAGATTAGCGATTGATCACAATCATCAAACGGGTAAAATAAGAGGTTTGTTATGTTTTAGGTGTAATACTTGGCTTGGCATTTTAGAAAATAAAGAATTTACTATAAATGCTAAAAAGTATTTACGTGAATTTGACCCTAACTCAGCCCTTCTTTTGGATATGGAAGGGCAGAGTGGGGTCTTAAACCCATGTCCAAAAGGAGAAATAGAATAATGTCTGAGTCAACCAGTAGATTAACCTTTGCTGATTTGGTCCAGCGTGTTGCCAGAAAAGCTGGAATTGCATATTATGGATCAAAAGGTGCAGAAAAAGCGATGGTTCCAATTGATGTCTATAATCTGGAACTGTGCAAGGATATAGTCGGCGATGCTATAAGAATGTTTATATCTGACGCTCCACTCAGAGGTTGGCGGTGGCAACGGCGGATTATAAGTGTCGTACTTTCATCTGTGCGGATTACTGGTACTGCCGATGCTGCTGATTCAGATTCTTTAACTGATGCTGTTCTTGAGACTACCTATGATACAGATGATGATCTCAATGATTATTATATTTATATTCTCACTGGAACTGGTGCTGGTAGTTTTGCTAAAATTGAAGATTACACAGCAGATGGCGGAGTTATTGATATTTGTAATGATGAATGGTTAGATCAATATGGTAATTCTCCGCCCGTTGATGATGTTACTGCGAATGATCCGGATGCTGATAGTACGTATGCCATCACATCAGTAGAAACTGTAGGTGGCGACATTGCCCGGTATCCTCTCGTTGAGGATTTTAGTGGTGAATATACCGGCAGGATAGATTATGCAGCAAATACCGCACATGGAACAGTTATTGACTGGTGTGATGAGTCCCTGATTAGGGCTAAACGATCAGTGAATGTAATATCTGGTTATCCGAGACTCGCTGCTATTCGCCCACTTGAACCAGCTATCAGTGACCTTGAAGATGGAAGTGCCAAACGTAGGTTTGAACTGATACTTGATCCTGAACCTTCTGCTGGTGACACATTACAGTTCTCGTATAATCTAACTTTTAATAATTTACAATTGGAAACTGGTAAAGCTACTGCTGGAACTGGTGCTGATAATCTTACAGATAGTGCCAGAACAGAAGGTAATGATTATTTTAATGGCTGGAAAATTGAAATAATTTCTGGAGATGGTAAAGGAAGTTGGGCAATAGTAAGCGATTATACTGGTGGTGATACTGGTAAATTTGATATTGTTGATGATGATTGGCTAAAAGCGGATGGAAAAACAGGGGGAACACATCCTGCTGCTGATAGCATCTATGTAGTAGCACCAGTGAATAATGTACATCCGGCTGGACTCAGGTTTGATGAGAGTATTCTTGCTGCTTGTATGGCAAGATTGGAAATGGATTCTGATGAATTACAGGAAGGATTGGAACAACGGTATATGCAAAAGGCTATTCCTTTAGCTCATAAAATTGATGCCAGGTCCGCTCCGAGGACTCTTGGCTCAATGAACGTAAGTGATAGGCGTTACTTTGATCGTGTTCAAGGGGATGCCGTCACAGAACATGACGTATAATTTTAACAGGTAGCTCATCTCGCTACCAAATAAAAAGGAGAGAACATGAGTGCAAATCGCAGTAATATTGCCTGGCATTTAGAAAATCAAATTCCAGGTACGGATCGTAGAGCTATAGGTATGATTTATGAAAAATTGGTGGAAGTTTCTGCCGCAGAACTTCTTCTTTTAAATACCGTACCTAAAGTGCTTGTAGAATCACCAGGAGCAGGTAAAGTTATTGAGTTCCTGTCGGCTGTATTTTTTCTTGATTGGAGCGGAACAGATTTTGCTGATGGTGGTGATTTAATTATTCGGAGCATTAGTGACATAGTTGTTAGTGATGCAATACCAGCGGCTGATTTTATGAATTTATCAGCAGATGCTTATGAAGTCATGCAGGCGTTATCTGCCAACACATCATTAGCTGTTAATGATGGATTAGAGTTGTATAATGATACTCAAGCTCATACAGGTGGCGGTACAAGTACAGTGAAAGTTTTAGTTAGATACTGCATCCATGATTTTAATGAGAAGCATCCACGATTTGATAACTAATCCCGGATTATACCCCCGATGGTTTATTTATAGTCCTGGGTAGTATATATACTACCCAGGATGGTATTATAGGATAATATAATATGGAACTTTTATTCCCGATTAAAGGCAAACATATAGGGTTCCCAACAGGCAAACAACCACAGAATACGTCCCCCCATTTAAATAATGTTCGCCCGTATGATACACTTGATAATCGAATACGTGGCGGGCAACGTCCCGGTTTAAGTCAGAAATATACAGATCAAATTGCTTTAACTGCATTTCCAATAATTGCAATTTGTTCAGTAACGGTGGTAAGTTAATGGCCGCAACAAAATATGAATATTATGAAACCGGCGATGATGGGTATAAAGCTCTGTCTGCGGATGGGGCTGGCTTATATGATTATGGGCAAACATTTACCCCATCAACAAGTCATATACTTCAAAAAGTTGAATTAAAACTTTTTAGATTGGGAACAGTTGGAAATGTTACAATAGAAATACGACCTACTTCTGCCGGTATACCGCTTGGTACTGATGCAGCTTATGGTGAGGCATTAGCCAGTGTAACTACTGATTGTAGTGCAATTACAACAACTGCTGCTGGTGAGTGGGTTGTATTTACCCTTAACACGCCAATAGCATTAACTGCAAGTACAATGTACGCCATTGTTGTTGCCTCAACAATTTATGAAAATGGTGCTGCCGAAGTAAGATGGAGATATGATGGTGCAGCATCTACATATGCAAATGGGACATCATGTATATATAATGATGGATGGAGTGCTTATGCAAATGATCCAACTGGAGATCCTGGTGGCACTAAAGATCTTTTATTCAGGGAATATGGTGGACCAACTATAGGTGTTTCTCCGCCTGTTGCTAATGTAGAGTATACTAAAAAATTAGTTGCCATTGGTGCTAATGAAGTGTGGTATGAATCCTCTGCTGGAACAATGAGTCCGTTAGCTGGATCTATAGATGATCTCGATGTCTCCAAAGGTCTGGATATGGTAGAAGCCTATGGTAAAGTGTTTATTGCTAATGGTACTAATCTTAAAGTAGCCGATTTTATAAATGTAAAATTACATACAATTGATATTCAGCCAACAGATAAAGTCTATCCCCGGCATGGAACCGTTATTACTGGTGATTCATCCGGTGCTAAGATGGTTGTTGATTATATTACCGATCTTGACGGCGATACTTATATTTATGGTAAATTAATTACTGATGCAACATTTGTAGATACAGATGTGTGCGAAGCAATTATTACTGAGGGAGATGTTTCATTTACATTAGATGCAGATCAAGTAGATGGACCTCATTGGTATGATTGGACAACTTATGGTAATTTAGCCGGTGATGACGATACTTATGGTGCGATGCCAGATCAGGCGACTATACTTGCGTTATATCAAGGACGAATAGTGTTAGCGGGTGATGAAGATTATCCGCATATGTGGTATCAATCACGACAAGCAAATCCCTGGAATTGGTTATATGGGATAAATGATGCCCAATCAGCCGTAGCTGGTAATGATGCAGATGCCGGGGAAATTGGTGATGTTGTTACTGCTATAATTCCTTATAAAGATGATTTTTGTATTTATGGTGCTGCTGGATCAATATGGTATCTGATAGGGAATGCGGCAGAAGGTGGAGTTATATTAGAATTGAGTTTGACAGCAGGAATACTCGCATCGAAAGCATGGTGTTGGGATAGTGCAGATAATCTTTATATCCTGGCTACAACTGGAATTATTAAAATCCCAAGGGGATTCGGGATACCAGAAAATTTAACTGGACAATCATATCCTAATTTTATTAAAGATCTTGATTATGATGATGTAGATGATAGATTAACAATGGCTTATGATAGAATTAGACATGGAATTCATATTTGTAAAACTGAATTAGCTGATGGGACAAATAAAAATTGGTGGTTTGATTTAAAAATAATAGATGAAGAAGGGCGTGTGGGTGGATTATTCCCAGAGACATTTCCTGAAGAATGTGGAGTATGTTCAGCATTTTATTATGAATCGAATGATCCTACTTATAGAGATCTTTTATTTGGTTGTTACGATGGTTATATTCGTTTCTCTGATGATGCCGCTAAAGATGATAATATTGGGGCTGATGTTGAAGCTGATGTTGAAGCGATTGATAGCTATGTATGTTTTGGTCCAATGCCATTAGCAAAAGAAAATATGGAAGGGAAAATAACATCTTTAGTTGGAGTTTTAGCAGGTGGCGGTATCGGTAGTACCAGCCCGCTTCAGCCTGATTCAAATGATGTTGATTATGAAATATTTACTGAACTTTCGGCTGCAAAAGTTTTGGAAAGATTAAAAGCTGTAACCCGTAGTCCGGATATAGCAGGAGTTATAAGTGCTCCTGGTAGAATACGTGGAAGTATTAAAAGACAAACAGTACGAGGGGCTTTTGCCGGTATTCGTGTGAGTAATGACGATGCTGGTGAAACATGGGCATTGGAAAGATTATTAGTTAATGCAAAAGAATTAGGAAGAATAAGATGAATATAACATATACACCATCTACTGTAAAGCCTGTTAATATAAAACCTGTTACTGGTGAAGCACCATCAATATTAAAACAAGCAATTGAATACTATAAACCAGGTGGTGAATTTGCTGGAATACGTGGTGAACAACTTGCAGCTAAAAAGGGTACATACACAGCAGGAGCAGAAGCTCAATTAGTCGGTCGTGGATTAGCTGGAACTACTGTTGGTGCTGCTATTCCTGGTGCATTTGAACAAGAAGTGGCTACACCCTGGCGAACTGAAACAGAAATGTTTCGTGGTGCTCGATTAATGGAAGCAGTTTTAGCTCAAGCTGGATATTCAGAACGCCAAACAGCACGTGAACAAGAAGTTGCAATAGCTAATGCACAAATGGAATTACAACGCCAATTAGCAATGCGACAAATTAGTGCACAGGAATATAGTACAGCTATGCAATCACTCGCATCAAGAAGTAGTGGTGGTACGTCTCCTTCTGAACAATTTTTCGCCAGAAGTGCTGCTGAAACTGCTGCTTTTGGTAAAGAAGGTGCTGGTGCAGGTGGCGGCGGGGGTGCTGGTGGTGGTGCTGGATATGCCGGTAGATTACTTGATTCGCTTGAAGGTGGTGGCGGAGAAACAGGTTCACCATATGCCGAACAATTAGCTGGTGGAGAAAAATCTCTTGCTGATTGGTTGGGTGAAGGTTATACATATTATGGACCGGGTGGACAATATATAGGGGGCGGTAAAGGTGGACAATATAGTTCAGAAACTATAGCACATTCAAAAGCAAAAGGAATACCACTTAGTAGTTATCAACCGAGGTCAGGTTTTTAAATTATGGCACTTGTACCAATTGTTAGAAATATAGATGATGCAAGACGGGCTATACAAAAATTAGCCGGTAATAAAATAGGTCCAAATGCGAGTCCTACATTCTATAATTTAATACTTACTGGATTAGCAACAGGTTTATTATATATTGATGCAGATGGGAATATAACGGCTGCTGAATATGTTTCTGAATATGGTGCTTTCGAGGTAGGAGCCTAATATGAAGATAGGACACTTCGTCCAATTCGCTCCACATGCCGCAGGAATCTATGAAACAGCAAGGGATCTAATTTTAGCAGAACGAAAAGTCGGAATAGATTCTCAAATGATTGATTATGGAGCGGGTAAACCAGAAAATTCTTCAAGAGTTTGGTGTAAAGATGGTGATATTGAAACAGTTTCACCGGAATGGGCACTTAAAGCGGATATATTGGTACGACATTCAGCCATTCCAAAAAGGATTTATGAAAAAGGTATACCTATCGTAATGTGCCTGCATGGAGCACCTGAATATAGTTTTTTACTTGAACATACGGGCAAAACTCGTACATTAAAAGAACTTATTGTCTCACATGAAATATTAAAATATAAAGCATGCGTAACGTTTTGGAAACAAAATATTTTTAATTGGGAAATAATGTTACCCGGTGCGAATATTTGTTATTGTCCGCCACCTGTTGATTTGGATAAATTTAATCCCAATGGAAAAAAATTTAAATGGGAATCAAAAAAAACTGGTGATTTTAATATTGTAATAACAAATGTATGGCGAACAGAATATGTTACGCCATATTCCGTTCTATTTGCCGCAGCAAAATGGGTAAGAGACAAACATCCGTCAGCAAGGGTACATATATTTGGAACACCAAAGGACAATAAAAAATATCCTAAAAATGACGGACCAGTAAACAGGACTCTTTTAGCTCTCCAAAAAGCGGATTTAGTGGGAAGTTGTTTTCCTGCGGTTCCTTTTTTAGATGAAGTTTATAGAGCGGCTGATATGATAGTGACGCCACATGTATTGGCGTCCAGAACAGTTAGAGAAGCAATGGCATCAGGGTGTCCCATTGTAGCGGCAACTGGGAATCCATATACACCATATACTGCACATCCAAAAGATATAGATGGATTTGTTGATGCAATTGAAAAATGTTATCAAGATATAAAACATGATAGACAAACAGTTCATGATATAATACGTAAGATAGCAGAAAAAGAATTTAATATGGAACAAGTCGGTAAAACAATGAAAGAAATATTCGAGAAAATTTTAATTGGGGAGAAATAATAATGGCAACTTATAGGGTTCCAGTTTTAGAAGATTTTTCTTGGCAGCCACCCGTAGCAGATATAAATCTTACTGCTCCCCCAGGTGGTGAAGCCAAAGGTGATCGTTATATTGTAGCCAGTGTAGCTTCAGGTGCTTGGGAAGGACTTGAAAATCATATTGTCACCTATGATGGTGCGGCCTGGTTGGATGATACACCAGTAGAAGGTTGGACAGTATGGGTCTTGGATGAGAATTGTTATTATCATTATACTGGAGCAGCTTGGGATAAAGATGATGTAGATGCAATGCAAGATTCTATTACATCTATTATAGCAAGTTTACATACTTATGAATCAGCACTATCAGATGCCACAAGTGCACTTAAAGAATCTGTATTAAGTGATTTAGCATCCGCTATATCAGATATAAATAGTATTATTGATCTTGATACGGCAAGTTTGGCCACAGCTATTAGTACAGTTGATGATAGAGTAGATTCTGTTGAAACCCGAATGTTATCAGTTACATCTGATATGACGGCCAGTATTAATACTCAGATTGATAGTGCAATATCTGATATTAATGTTATGGTTGATTCTGCAATATCTGATTTAAAAACAAGTATATATGCTTATGAATCAGCACTAAGTAATGAAACATCAGCAGTTAAGGCATCAGCAGCAGTAGATTTTGCGACCAACAGTAATCTTATATCGGCCATTAGTAATACTCTATCAGCAGTATCTAATGTAGTAGCGGACATTAATGTATCGGCATTATCTAATTTGGCTCAGAGCAATTACGACAGTATTAATACACTTTATTCAAGTTTGCATACTTATGAATCAGCATTATCTGATGCAACATCAGCAGTTAGAGTAGGAGTAGATTCTGTTGAAACCCGAATGTTATCAGTAACATCTGATATGACAGCAAGCATTAATACTCAAATTGACTCTGCAATAAGTGATTTAAAAGCATCTGCTCATAGTGAACTGTTAAGTCAGGTTGTAATATTATCTGATGCAACATCGGCTGTAAAAGCAAGTGCACAAACATTGGGCGTTTATACAGCCGCATACGGAGCAATTGAGTTTACAATATAATGGCCGATTATAAATTACCTATTATAACGGGAACATCTTTAACTACCGGGGATATATTACGCTGGAATGGTAGTGCCTGGGTAAATTATCCTGATAGTAATTATGGAGTTAGTATTATGCTTGGAAATTCTTTAATTTTTACTCCACAATGTAATGAACCACCTGCAAGTAACTTTGCAACATTAGATACAAGAAATAATCATCCAGTTCTTGACTTTGATGATACCACAAATGAATCCGCTATATTTAGTGGTATTTTATCATCAGGTTATACAGGGAGCGGATTAACAGTTTATTTACATTATGCGATGACAAGTGCTGAAGTCAATACAGTTGATTGGGATGTGGCATTTGAACGTATCGGAGATCAACAAATAGATATTGATGGTGATAGCTTTGCGGCAGTTAATTCAATTGATAATACTACAGTGCCTGGTACTGCAGGTTTAGTAGATATAGTTAGTGTAACTTTTACCGATGGAGCAGATATGGATAGTATTGCTGCTGGTGAGGGATTTAGAATAAAAATAGCAAGAGATGCTGCAAGTGATGATGCAACAGGTGATGCAGAACTTTTACTTGTTGAAATTAAGGAAACACCATAATGGCTCGTTTGTTTGATGATGGTTCAAGTGAATACTTAATAAGAGCAGAAGTAGTACATTCTGCTACTCCGATGGCGATGGGCTGTTGGTTTAACACCAATGATTTAAGTATCCATCAATGTTTAATGGCAATAAGTGATGAAGATGCTGTTAGTGATTATAGAAGTTTGCAGATAGTACAAACTTCCGGGAATCTTTATGTATTAGATTATCGAAACGGTGCTGGTATTGCTGAAACGACATCTGGATGTTCCATAAATAATTGGCATCACGCTTGCGGAATATTTGCATCTGCTACGGATAGAAGGGTATTGCTTGATGGTGACTCAAAGGGAACAGATAATACAAATCTAACCCCTATAAATCTTGATAATACGAGTATTGGAATACGAGTACAATCAAGCAATTTTTGGCCTATGTCTGGTCTGATTGCTGAAGCAGTAATTTGGGATTTATCAACTTGGCCGGGGGCAACTAATACAGATAAAGCAGATAACTTTGAGAAGATATTACCAAGTTTAGCTAAAGGATTTTCTCCTTTGTGTTATCCATTAGGGCTTGTCGCTTATTGGCCTTTAATACGTGGATTGAATGATAAAATTGGTGGTTATAATTTAACTGCAAGTGGAACTGTTGTTTCTGCTCACCCAAGAATTATCTTACCACAAGGAGTACAAT